CTAGAGATGCTGTTAAGAACTTCCAAAAAAAGATGCACTTAAAAGTAGATGGTTGGGTAGGCGAAGCAACTTACAAAGCATTAACGGAGTAAATCTCCGTTTTTTTATGCAAAAAAAAGACTAGAGTATTCTAGTCAATGCTGGCATTGTGCCAATCACGGGTTTGACCTAACTAAAGTTAAGCCAACATTTCGTTGATCAATATAACTTTGCAAAGATTAATACGTTGTCCTTTGAATGCTTCTATTTCACCCATTCAGGTATATTTGGTTTTGAGATGCCAAAAGTGTAAAGGTTGTGAGTGTATCAAACTCATAATATATTTAATCAACGCATAATTAATGTTAGTATTGAGTTAATCATAATAAGTGAACTATTGATTTATAGTGTCCATAGGACAAATCACTTATAACTCGTCTAACATATTAATTATACCACACATAACAATTCTTGACAATACCCCCTATAAACATTATAATATAGCAATTTTGTGGGGGGAGTATGAAAGAACATTACTATTTTGATATGCCTCAAGAGACTTATGATTATATAGTTAGACAAGGTGTATTAAGAGAAAGTAGGAAAGAAAAAACAATACTTGATTTATGTTTACAAGGTAAATCATTAAAAGAAATAATGTATGAAACAGGGTACTCATCAAGAACAATAAGTTATCGTAAAAAAGAGATATATGCTAAGGTTAGCAAATTTTTTTAGGATATTTTTGCGATAATTTGCAGAAAGTTGCGATTATTTAGTATTTACATATTAGTCATTTTGTATATCATAACAACCACGAGCGAAATTTAGAACTTAAATTGAACGTATTGTATGAACTAAAAATGATACTATGAAGTTGGTGAAGTATGTTATGAGAGAAGAACTTGCTGTTGATATGCTATATAATGATTTTATATCTAGGGTTACCTTAACCGATAACGAAAAAGAAATACTACCAAAATATATTAATGGAGATAGTTATGTAAAGATGGCAATAGATACTGCACAAAGTTATAGTAGTGTGTCGAGAACTATAGTAGATTTAAAAAGAAAGTACGAAATTTATAAGAAAATGGAATTAACAAAACTGACATTATTTAATAGAAATAAATGATACTAACAAGAAAGTTTGTATCTTTTTTTTTATATTATTCTTTAGATAGAAAGGAGAAGTAACCTATATTATTTTAAAACAATAATCGTGGTTGAACTTCTCTTTTCGCATTTTATGGAGGAATTTATGGGAAGTTTAATTGAAGACTTACTCGCAATTATGGATGACGAATGTAAGGATTGCGAACAATGGAAAAAGAATAAACCAATAATAATCAATATCTATATGGGAGATGAAGAATGAACCCATATATGTATAATCAACCTACTTTAGATAGGATTAATGCTCAAATTAATGAATTAGAGAAAATGCGTAGTCAAATGCAACAACCTGTTCAACCACAAATGCCTACTTCATTAACACAAAACTTTCAACTTGCACCTACCAATAGAGATGTAATTAGGTATGCAGCATCAATGGAAGAAGTACAAAGAGACATGGTGATAGGTGATACACCATACTTTAGTAAAGATATGAGTGTTGTATGGATAAAGAACACTAAAGGAGAAATTAAAACTTACGAATTAACTGAAATCATACCTAAAGATGATAAAGATATTCGAATAGAGTACTTACAAGCTCAAATTGAAGAGTTAAAGAAAGGAATGAAGAAACGTGAATCCAACACAAATGTTGATGAATATGTTGCAGAACCAGTTGAAGATGAGAAACCCACAACTGTTTCAACAATTTCAAAATCTACAAAAAAATCAAAGTAACCCTAATGAAATGATAAATCAAATAGTAAGTAAATATACTCCAGAACAAATAACTAGCTTTAGAAAATATGCTAATGGTTATGGAATAACTAACGAACAGTTAGAAAGCTTTGGTATAAAGGCTAAATAGCCTTATATAAAAATAATAGAAAGGAGGTAAATTATGAACGGAAATACATCGGGTATTGTACCAACCGTGGATCTAGCTACTAACAACGCATATCCTTATCCATATCCAGTTATGTATGGTAATGGTGGCGGATTTGGTGGCAATGGTTTCCTAGGTGGAGATGGATGGATAGTTCTATTGTTATTACTAGCCTTTGGTGGTTGGGGTAATAATGGAAACAACGGTGGTTTCTTTGGCGGAAGAGGATTCGATGATGGATATGCTTGGTTGTCTAATGGACAAAAGGAAATCATGCAAAATACCAACAACGGATTTGATACATTGCATCTATCTAACCAATTAGACACAGTAAATAGTGGCATTTATTCATTAAGCAATCAATTATGTAATACTGGAAACGACATTACAAGCGCTATAAACACTACTGCATACAACGCTGAAATTGCTGCTGCTAATAGACAAATGGCAAACATGAATACAGCATTTGATTTAAGCCGTCAATTTGCTGACTGCTGCTGTGAAAATCGCTTAGGTATAGCTAACTTAAACAGTACTATTCTAAGTGAAAACTGTGCTGATAGAGCTGCACTTGCTGATGGTTTAAAAGACGTATTAATCAACCAAACAGCTAACACACAACGTATTCTTGACCAATTATGCAATGACAAGATAGATGAGAAGAATGAGAAGATTACTGATTTACAACGTGAATTACTAATGAAAGATTTACAAGCAAGTCAGATAGCTCAAAACGCATTCATATCACAAGGATTTGCTAATGAAGTTGACCAACTATACAACAGATTAAGCAACTGTCCAGTACCTAGTACACCAGTTTATGGAAGAACTCCTATATTCACTTGTCCAAACAATAATGGATGTGGATGTGGATTCAACACAACAAGTCAATTTATTTAAGCATGAAGTAGATTACTACTAGCTCGATTACGAGAACTTGCTAATTGAACACCTTAATACAGAGGTGAACAGATAGAGATAGGCATAGTTCTATCTCTTTTATTTAAGAAAGGAGAATATATATGATTGAAACAATTATAAACGAGCCATTGGCTCTCCCAAGTAATGCAAGCCCAATAGTTTTTGATGAAACAGACATCAGGACAAGGTGTGCTTCTTGCTGTGGTTGGTTAGATTATTCAAATGGTAATCCTAATTTCAAAATATTTGGAAATGGATACACAGGATATTATGATGTAGAATTTAGTGCTTCGGTAAGTACAGCTACACCTGGTGTTGTAGCAGTGGCATTATTTCAGGACGGTGTGATGATTCCAGATACAGTTCGTGCTGTAACTATTGCAGCAGCCGATGATTATGAAACAATTTCATTTGATAAGAAATTAAGAGTATGCCCTAGAGGTACTACAAATATTTCTGTTCAAAGTGTTCCAAGTGTACCAACACCAACTACACCTACAACACCAATAGCAACTACACAGGCAATTATAACTAATGCTACATTTAGTATATCTAGGATTTAATGAGAAATAACTTAGATGCAACATCGTTAGTCTTGCAATTATATAGTGTTATTTTGTTATTACAAGATTATAACAATAGGGATTTAATGCGAGAATTACAAACGCAAGATGAAGTGTATCTAAAAACAATAATTCAACAAAACGAAAAAATCATTGAATTATTAACGAAAGGAAGTGATGAAAATGGAACATAAGTTAATGGAAGAGACTGAAAAATCATTAAAAGAATTATTAGATGAAGGTATAACAACCAACAATTTAGATTATGTATATAAACTAACAAAAATTAAACACATGAATAAGGAGGATATGAATATGAATTACGGAAATTATGGAAATTATGGTAACTACGGACGTGGCTACGGAGACGGCTCTTATGGTGAATATGGACGTGGTGGTAGCTATGGACGTGAACGTTATGGTAATGAATACGGAAGACGTGGTGTAGATGCTAAATATCGTGGTCAAGAGCAATTAGATAGAATGGCTGGAGAATATGGTAGATATGCAGAAAGCTATGGACGATATGGTGCTTCTGGTGAAACAGATAAGTTGTTTCATTACATGGTAAAAGCCCTAGAAGATTTTATTAAAGTACTTTACGAAGAAGCTGATAGTGAAAATCAGAAACAACAACTTCGTGAAACTTTACAAAGAAGTATGATGTAAAGTGTACAAATTTTACAATGCAAATGCTGTAAACCGATTTACTGACGATTGTGTGATACGTGCCATCTCATGTGCCACCGAAGAATCATGGGATCATGTATATGATTATTTGAGCGATATTGCACAATATGAGGGTACTTTATTCGATAAAAAGGACTTTGTTATTAATTACTTAGATAGAACATATCAACGTTTAAATAACGTTCATGGTACAATAGGAGAAGTATCTGGTATGTTTCCTAACTCTACATTACTTATTACTACATCTGGGCATATAGTATGTAGTAAACCCAATGAAAAAGGTCAACCAACGGTATATGACACATTTGATCCTCGAGATAGGGTAGTAGAGTATGTGTGGCTTGTAAAGTAAGGATGTAAACAGTCCTTTTAATTTGACAATAACAATGTAAATGGTGTAT